CCGACCAGGAAGTGACGCCGATCCTCGACATGAATCAGGCCGAGTACAACGGCGACCATGGACGGTGGGGCGAGTTCACCAAGGTCGCTTCCATCCCAATGGTGTTCTTCGCCGATCTCGTGATGTCCGGGGTAGTCGCACCGGACGGCAGCACGCTGGATGACGGGGAGTTACGCAAGCGGCTGAAAACCGTCCTGAACGACATCGACTATCGCAAGTTACGCACACGCCCTGGGAGCATCTGAATGAAACTTGCTGTGGTGAGCCCGGCACGGGACATCGTCGATACCGGCTTCGCCTTCGATATGGCGAACATGATCGGCTTCACCTGTGCCCATCGGCCCGACATCGAACTGGCATCCTACGTCAGCAAGGGCACGATGATCTTCAACCAGCGTATTGATCTCGTGCGTGAGGCGATGTCGGAGGGCTGCGCTCACATACTGTGGCTCGACACGGACATGCGTTTCCCCAAGGACACATTGATTCGTCTTCTGGCCCACCAGAAGGACATCGTCTGCGCGAACTATGTCACCCGACAGGTTCCTCCTGAGCCGGTGTCATTCCAGCTCACAGACGACGGCAAACTCTGGCGGCGCGTTCCGACGCTTGCGGCTTCGACTGGCTTGGAGAGGGTCACGGGTGCGCCGATGGGCTGTATGTTGACCTCGGCGGCAGTGTTCAAGAAGCTCGACAAGCCCGACGTGCCGATGTTCTGGTTCCAGTATTCGGTCAAGAACCATACCACCCTGGGCGAGGACATCTATTTCTGCATCAACGCCGGACGCTATGGCTTCGACATCTTCATCGACCACGACCTGTCCAAACAGGTCCGCCATGTCGGCATCTTCGAGTTCGGCCATGAGCATGTCGATGACGAAGCAGCCCTCTCCATGCGTGCCGAGGTCGACGCCGCTGTCGTTACCGAGCTGCACAAGGAAGAACCCAAGCCGGTGATCCCGTTTGCCAAGACGCCGCGTGTCGTCGGCGCCGAGGGCATCCACAAGGACATGATCGCGGAGGCCGTGCATGGCCCGCAGGCAGCAGACTGATGGCCCTTGATGGCACCTATACCGGCCTGAAGGCTTCGGTGGCAGACTGGCTTAACCGTCAAGATTTGGTTGCGCAGATTCCTGATTTCATCACCATCGGAGAAGCGCAGATCAACCGCACCCTGCGCGTTCTGCAGATGGAAGTGTTCTCGGACGGCACTTCCAGCGCTGACCTCGTGGCCGTGCCTTCCGACTGGCTGGAAACGCGCACGCTCAGGCTGGAAGACCCGACAGCGGGGATGCAGATCCTAGAATATGTCGGCGAGGAAGAGTTCGACCAGTTGGAAGCGAGCGGCCTCACCAACACGACCCGCTACTATACCATTCTGAATGGTGCCTTCCAGGTTCTTCCGGTGCCAACGGGAGACGTGTCGTACGACATCCGCTACTACGCCAAGATTCCCGCGCTCTCCGTCAGCAACACGTCCAACTGGCTGCTGCTGAAGTCGCCCGATCTCTACCTCTATTCTGCTCTCGCGGCTTCGGCTCCCTTCCTGAAGGACGACGAACGCATTGCGGTATGGGCGGGCGCGGCCAACAAGATCACCGATGACATGAAACTGGAAAGCGAGCGGGCCAAGCGGCCAACGACCCGTATCCGTACCCGCATGGCCACTTTCGGATAGAGGATCATCATGGCTGTTACGTATTCATCGACACTCAAGGACAATCGTATGCAGCTTGTCCTTGACCTGATCGGCAGCAAGGTCGCCGCCGCATCGACTGGAGCCTTTTCGGCCGGCACTATCGTTATCGGCACCAGCACCCTCTCGGGATCGACGGGTGTGATTGCCACAGGGGTCTTGAGTTCGACACCGTTCTCGCTCAGCGCCGGCGTCATTACCATGCTGGCAGTGCCGATCACCACCACGGCCATCCTGACCGCCACCGCATCGAAGGCCGAACTCAGGAACAACGCGGGCACGGCCATTGTCACCGGGCTCACGGTAGCGACAACCGGAGCAGATGTGATCATTGCCAACGTCAACGTGACGAACGGACAGACGGTCTCGATCAACTCCGGCACGATCACTCATTCGTAAGGTCAATGAGTGCTCTGCCTGCCATTCAGTGGGGCCTGATCGCCGGTATTAAGGACCATGGTGGCGGATGCAGGGTCGTGTTCACCGATGACCCGATGTCTATCCCGGCCAATACGATGTTCGGCAAAGGCGAACGCTACTTTGTGAGCAACGCCGGATGGCAGCCGATGACCGACATCTGGAACCACAAGGAATGGATCATCTGGAAAGGCGAGCAGGCAGTCCTGTCGGGCCTGTTGCATCACGCCCTTTGTGGCCGATGAGGGCGACGGCTTCACCAAGCCCAGCCATAAGCCCTGCCACAACCTCTGCAATGCCGGCTGCTCGATCAACGCCAGCAAACCAGTCGTGTGTGGCAGGTTTGAATGTATATGGCTGCAGAGCCAGAGCGGTAACCGGCCAATGAGTCCGGAGTTACGCCCTGATCGTTGCGGTGTGATGCTGACGCACGAGGAGGACACGACCAAGATTCACGTTGATCGGAGTTATTCCAAGTCGGCAGCGATGCAGGCGTTCGTCGCGGCCCGTGAGAGCGAAGGCGAGCGGTTCGATACGGTTACGCACTACTTCGGCGAGAGCCGCTGATGGCTACCATCGTCTTCCTGTTGGCCGCAACAAGTTCACCGTGGACAGTACCGGCCGATTTTCCAGTGCCTGCGACTGGCCATACAGTTGAAGGTGTAGGTCACGGTGGCGCCGGGGCAATAGGAACCACGGGATCAGGGCCGAATGGCGGCGGCGGCGGTGCGGGTGGTGCCTATCGGCTGATGACCTATTCGTCAGGCACGCTGACGCCCAGCACGACGACGGTTGCGTTCCTTGTGGGGGCGGGGGGCAGTGGTTCGACTATCAGCAATCAATGGGGAAGCAGCAGCGCCAATTCGGGAGCATTTTATGCGATTCCCGGGTCAGCGGCGGCAGATGCTTCAGGTGTCAACGGCGGCAGTAATTTCACCGTCAGCGATCTTGGATCGCCAACCGTTGTCTATACCCAGACGACCGCGCGCAACGGCGGCAGCGGCGCTTCGAGTGGCAAGAATCTGGGCGGGGCAGGCGGCGCGGGTGCTGCGGGCACGACCGGGATCGGCGGCTCGCCGAGCAATCCTGCGACGACAGCCGGTGGCAGCGGTGGCACGGCCAATGGTGGCTCACCGGCTGGTGGCGGCGGCGGCACGGGCGATGTCACACCAACGACCGGTACGAGCGGTACGGCCGCTACGCTATGGACGGCTACAGCGGGCGGAGCGACAGCCGGTGCCAGTTCGGGCGGCGGCGGTTCGGGCACCAACACCAATACCGGCGTAACGCTCTCGACGGCGGGGGACGGTGCGGTCTACGGCGGAGGGGGTGGTGGCCGAGGCGGTGCCCGTGGTTCCTATAACGCTTCCTCGCATACCGGCACGGGTGGCGCTGGGCTGATCGTCATCACTTACACGGCGAATACTGGTCTTGCCGTCACACTGGCAACCACGGAAGCGGCCGATACCGCCGCAATCGCCATCACTGCCCAGACCGGGGCAACACTGGCCGCCACGGAAACAGCGGATACGGGCGCCTTCGTCGTCAATGTCGCAGTTGCACTGGCAGCGACGGAAGCGGCCGATACGGCAGCGATTGCGATCACTGCCCAGACGGGCACGACCCTGGCGGCGACCGAGGCTGCTGACACGGCAGCATTCACGATCTCTGCAAAGACTGGCGTTACGCTTGCGGCGACCGAAGCCGCCGATACTGCCGCAATAGCCATAACGGCGAAGACCGGGACAACGCTTGCGGCCACCGAGGCACAGGACAGCGCAGCATTCGCCATATCGGCCCAGACCGGGATAACTCTGGCAGCGACGGAAGCATCCGACACGACGGCCATTGTCATCACCGCGAAAACCGGCGTCACGCTCGCGGCGACAGAAGCATCAGATACCTCGGCCATCGCTCTTGCCGCACGGACAGATGTGGCCCTTGCGGCGACGGAAGCTCAGGACACGGCCAATTTCAGCGTGGCGGCGTCCGCTGCTAATATTGCCACCCTTGCGGCAATCGAGGCATCCGATACCGCTGCCTTTGTCGCAACGGTTTCCAATGGGATTGTCCTGAATGCCACCGAATCCCCGGATACGGCAGCGTTCACCGCATCTGCCATCACCACGGTTGGTATCGTCCTGAATGCTTCCGAACTGCCTGATCGCGCCCAAATCCAACTATCGTATTGGCAGACTCATCCGGTAACGCCGGACATCTGGACGCCTGAGCCGGTCAACAGCGATTCATGGACCCCGAGAGTAGCCCAATGACCGGCATCCCCATTTCCAGATTGGACCTCGTTCCCGTCATCAACGGCGACGAGAAATTTCCCATTGTCCAGAACGGCGTCACCAGTTCGGCCAATCCCGCGCTGCTGGCGTCCTATCTCGGTGGCCTTCAGGTCGGTTATACAGCCTACACGACCAACCACAGCATGACGGCAGCCCAGACCACGGGGACATTCAGCAATGCTGGAGCGGCAGGGCCAGTCGTCCTGACGTTGCCTACGCCTGCCATCGTCCAACTCACTTACACCTTCATTGTGGCGGCGGCGCAGACGCTGGAAATAGACGTGGATGGCTCGGACATCATCACCCTGGGGGAGATAGCCTCCAGTGCGGGTGGCTTCGTATCGTCCGACTCGCCCTATTCGGTCATTACCGTGAAGGCCATTTCGACAACCCTTTGGGTAGCCACTTTCCTGCTCGGTTCATGGATCCCCGGATGACGACCTGGACCCCCGAACCGATCAACCTGCTGGAAATCCCGTTGCTGACGGAATCGCTGCTGGAAATACTGACCGAATCGGGGGTCATCATCCTCGTGACCGACCGGGGAGACCTGTGGAACGAGGAACCCCTACCGACCGACACATGGAGACGCCGCCTTGGCTGAACCTTTCTTTATCGCCCGCAGCCACTTAGGGGTGTATAAATCCTCTGCCATGCTGAAGGCATGGACATCGAACACGTCCACCGAGGCGAAGGCGCAGGGGGCGAAGTTCGGCAGGGTCTCGACCAATCCCGCCACTGGCGAAGTCGTCTTTGAAGCATGGACCGAGGAAAATCCCACCGACCCGGGTGATCCTCGCTGGACGCCCGAGGAGTGATCGATGCCGAATAGCTTTACCGCGAATCTAGGGCTGGAGAAGCCGGAAGTCGGAGCTGATGCGAACCTCTGGGGCGGTCATCTGAACTCTGATTTGGACATCATCGATTCGGTTTTCACCGGAACAACAACGCGGCCGATTTCCTCGCAAATCCTGTCCAGCACCAAGTATCTCGACGTAACGACGACCAGCAAGGCCATGATGCTGGCCATGAGCAGCATCAGCGCGGGCGCCACCCGCACGCTGACGGTGCAGGACAGCGATGGCACGATTGCCCTGATCGCAGACCTCGCGACCGCCACCACCGGCATGGCGACGACCGGCAGCGTTGCGGCGGCCACCGTTGGCATGATGGACCTAACATCGGTCCAGACGGCTACCAACAAGACGCTGACGGCCCCGCTTCTCACAGGCATTCTCGCGGCCTCTACTGGCGTGACGACGACGGCGGCGAGCAACAATACGAAACTGGCGACAACGGCCTATGCCGACCGCATCGGCGTGCAGCAGATTCAGACCACGATCACGGGCGTGATGAGTACCGGAACGACACTGAACCTATACAACGACTCTATCCCGACGAATATTCAGGGCGACGAGTACATGCAGGTCACCATCACCCCTGAGAGTGCGACGAGCAAGCTGGTGATCGATGTGGTGGCGAATTACAGCGCCAATCAAGCCGACAACCTCGTCACTGCCTTGTTTCAGGATAGCACAGTGAACGCATTGAGGGCGGTCGCCGTCAATTTGCTGCAGCCTGGCGGCATGATAAGTACGTCGTTTAGATGGGAGATGACGAGTGGCACGACATCGGCAACTACCTTCAAGGTCAGGATTGGGGGCACCGCAGGCGGCTCTCTCATAACCTTCAACGGCAGTCTTGCGGGTCGTTTGCTGGGTGGCGTCATGGCCTCCAGCATCACCGTTATGGAGATCGGTATCTGATGCCCCTCGTTCCGATCAAAATCCCGCCCGGCCTCGAAAGAAATAATGACGCTTACGAGACGACAGACCGCTATTGGGATTCCAATCTCGTGCGCTGGCAATCCGGCTCGATCGTTCCGATCGGCGGCTGGACCAAGCTGACGGCAACTCCGCTGACCGGCCCCGTGCGGAAGATCTACGTCTATCGCGACAACAGTGACCAGCGCCACGTCCTCGTTGGCACAGGCTCAAAACTCTATGAGGATAACGGCAGCACCTACGTTGACATCACGCCAGCCGCTCTCGTTCCGCTCGATTCTGTGGGCACAGCAGGCGGCTATGGAACCCTGACCTATGGCACGTCGACCTATGGCACGCCTCGCCCTGGTCCGTCGCCCATCTTCTCGCCCTTCGCCTACTGGTCGTTCGATAACTGGGGCGAGGACGTAGTGATGACCGAAAGCGCCGATGGCCGTATCTTCTACTATTCCACGGCAACGGCGACGGTAGCCCCCGCTGTCGTGACCACGGCTCCCACCGGCAACAATGCCGTAGCGGTTTCCCAGGAGCGGCATGTCATCGCCGTTGGACAGGTCGGTGGTGGTGGCTCGGTGTTCCGGGTCGCATGGTCATCGCGGGAGGACTACACCGATTGGAACTTCGCCAGCACGACCAACAGTGCGGGCTTTCAGGATCTCGATACCCATGCCCCCTTGTTGGCAGCGACGGAGGTACGCGAAGGACACCTGATCCATTCGATGTCCGACTGCTACCTGATGCAGTACGTGGGGCAGCCCTTCATCTTCGGCTTCACATGGCTATCGACCGTCGCGATGATGCATCCCGATTCGATCATCTCGTTCAACGGCAGGGCGGCATGGCTGGGTCGCAACGGTTTCCAAGTCTATAGCGGCGGTGGTGTTGCAAATCTCGACTGCCCGATCCTGAACGACATCCTGGCCGAGTTTGATCCATCCTATGGACCCTACCGCATCCATGGCGCGCAGAATGGCCGCTTTCCCGAACTGTGGTGGTTCTATCCTACGCGGGGTAATACCGAGGCCAATCGCTACGTGATCTGGAACTATGTCGAGAATTGGTGGGCATGGGGGATGCTGACCCGCTCGGCCATGTCTCCTGCCGTTGCCTATACCGAGCCGTTCATGGGCAATGCCGATGGAGATATGTTCGAGCATGACGAGCCTGACCAGTGGACGAACGCCGGGCAGCCGCGCTTTCAGGACATCTTCGTCGAGACAGGCGCGTTGGGAGTAAGTGATCGCATCGTTGACATCAACCAGTTGCAGGCGGCGACCGGAGATGGGGCAACGGCTCTGCAAGTAACGGCCTATGCCCAGTATACGCCAGAGGGCACAGTGACCACGTTCGGACCCTATACCCCTCGGTCGGATGGTTATTGTGATACTCGCATCTCCGGTCGTAACGTGCGCTTTCGCTGGCAGCCTACTTCCGATGGAGTATGGGGCATCGGCACGGTGCGCGTGGACATCCCGCAGCAGCAGGGTTCGGGTGCCAAGCGATGAACATCCATCTCCCCTATTTCACAAACCAGCAATTGCAGATTGCCTTCCAGACCATCTCGCAGGCGTTTGGCAACGTGGTGTCGAAGAACGAGGGCAGCGAGCGGGTCATGCTGCGCTCTCCCAACGGGACGATCTATGCCATCACGACGGACGATGCGGGCGTTATCACGACGACTGCCATATCGGGTAAAGACCGTGAAATCTGAACCCCTCACCCCCGACCAGAAGATAGAGCGCATCAAGAAGGCGCTGCACTATGCCGGTGATTATCATACGTGGGATGACGTGGTCGATGGCCTGGAAAGCGGGCGTTACCAGATCTTCGACAATGCCGATGGCGCTCTGATCGGCGAGATCATGCAGCTTCCAAAGGGGAGATACTACAGTGCATGGCTGGCCGGTGGTCGTCTGCCGGGAGTCATGAAGAACGTCCCGGCGATGGAGAAGCTGGCCCGCAAAGAGGGCTGCAAGCAGATGATCATGACCGGCCGAATGGGTTGGGACAGAGTGCTGCCCAAGTATGGCTGGACGAAAATCGGAGTGGTCTACTCCAAGGATGTGAGCAATGCCTAGCAAGCCCGCAGGAAACAGCAATCAGCAAACGACGCAGACTAGCCAGGTCCAGCTCCCCGACTGGCTGAACAATGCCTCGCAGAACATCGTCGGGGCGGCACATTATTACGCATCAACACTGCCGCAGTATCAGGTTGCGCCGATTA